TTCTACCACGGATCATGTCCTTATTTAGTTTTTTGGGGAAAATTTCCTTGACAAGATTCCGGATAAAGGTGCCAAAGCCATCAGTGATGATCGAAAATGTGAGATGTTGTCTCATTTGAATGTAAAATTGTTTCATCTTATCATTACATATTAGAAAAATTCGAGTCTATCATGAAGAGTTGGAAAGGTCTTTTTCTTCCAATCATCTTCGAGATGCTTGAACATTTTACGACGACACTTGGAATAACACACTCTCTGAGCGAGTGGATACTCTTCACACTCCTGGCGCTCGGGTATCATCTTCCAGTCATCAAAGTTTTGATTGTACCAGATCTCCTTGTCAATATTTTCAAATTCTTTGTCAAGTGACGACACTAATTCATTTTGAAGATCTGATAAATTATCATATTCATCATGTAATTGTTCAACCATTTTTACATCGTCTTCAATATCAATACCACGAAGTTCTTCAACTACCCTTTCTGCAAGTTCCGTTAACTTTTTGATTTGTTCATCATTTCGGCTATCACCAAAGTGAACAAAACTGAAACGTCGCTTTTCTTTGAGTTTTGTAAGAGCGTCGTCACACTTCAAAAGAAAGCTTTCAAGCTTGTCTCGACGCTGCTCCATCTTTGATATCATTAGAGGTCTAACCTATAAGTCAGATCATACTTTCTTGGCATATGCAAAACTATAACTTCTTTTGCTTCGTTGATGGCAATGATTTCTTCGTACTCCAAATATTGCCGAGTTATTGGATCAGGTGTAGGTTTTCGAATAGGTTGCGGGGCAAGGAGCTCCCAGAAAGTCTTGAGTATGTTATAGGACATTTTTTTGGTGCTGGCGGAGGTTCCAACTCTATATCTTTATAAAGAAGATTTTTCCAGATGATACGCTGTACGTCTGAACAGAGGGGTTCAGTTGCCTGACAGAATGCGATTCGGAAATCGTTGGTGACTAATGGGATATAGTCCATTTAATGGGTTAAATTTACTTCACCACCAAGTTTACTTAGGCGTTCTTCTTCTCTCTCAAGCTTTTGCTTCTCCAAATCAATATCAAGATAGACTCTTCTAGGGGCATCCCACACGGCAGTCTTTACCCATACACAAAAGTTTTCAACATAAAATGGCGTCATCGACATAATGGTTCTATAAATAGCTTTAGCATACATTTGTATTCAATCAAGTTTATTTTTTATATCAGTATACTTCAGAATGTCATTAGACGACATACCCAAGAGGGTTCAATATGTTATAATCGACTCAAACTTTGTGACTGGTACAAATAACACATTTTCCCTAGATCTCCAACTTGAATCAAATACACATGTTGAAGACATGAGCCGAGTTCTCGGTATCAAAATGGTAGACTTTTACATTACACAAATAGGTGAAAATGCTGGAACGAGTACAGATGTTGCAAAGTTTGTTGACATTGTATGTCCAGAAGTACCAAAAGTCGCCCAGATCCTTGACGAGAGACATGGGCAGATATTCGCGAGAGTGCCATTAGAGAGGCATATTTCTGGTGGTACTGGTCTCATACTAAGAGATAAACAGGCTAAAATATTTGGTAGAAAGCAAAATTATTTCAATCCAATTTCAATTAAAAAGTTGAACTTTACAATTTACGAACAACAGGATGATGGGGACTACTTGTTGCTTCAACCAGATGCAAAGTGGTACATGGTGCTTGAAATTACAACTGTAAATGTAAAAGAAAAGCCTAAAGATCGCGAGCTACAAATATTGCAAGCATTACAGCAGCTGATTGGTAAAATAGATTTACTCAATCAAAATGTACAGCGGTTGCCAGATAAACCTCCGGAGCCACCCAAAGAGAAGTATTCCTTTGGTCTCCTTGTACTAATTCTGGCGACTATTTTCGGAGGTTTCGTCTGGTTCGTGAATCGCGCTCCACCTTCGGCCATGTAATTTTAGTTTCAAAGAATATTTTTGACTTCATTGGCTTACCATGAATGTTCTTCTTTGGTGGTATCACAATAGGTTTAAAATTTGGTGTAATATGCTTCATTTACTGATGCAGATGTGTGAACTGCTTGAGTAAATGTGAAAGATATTTATGACTTAGGCTGTAGTTTTCTTTGTAGCAGTTGTAGTGGTCTTCTTCTTGGTAGCAGTTGTAGTGGTCTTCTTTGGAGCTTCCTCCTTTGTGCACTTGCACTTGCATTCACCCGCTGGACCCTCTGGACCCGCTGGACCCGCTTCACCCTGTGGCCCCATTGGACCCATCGCACCTCCTGGACCTGTTAAGCCATGAGGGCCTCTAGCACCCGCTGGACCCACTGGACCCACTGGACCTGGTGGACCCTGGAGGGCATTAGAACCAAAACCCTCATCAATTAGCTTCAACAAAACTTCATAGAGACGACCTTTGTCGAGACGGGCGCGCTTCATTTCATCCTGAATTTCTTTACGAAGAGACTCCATTGTATTATATATAAAAGAGAGATTATCTTTAAACTAAATGATCATCATAGGTGCACAACTCAATAGTGGTATAGGTCAACATGCTTTCAAATATACAAAAGTATTTGACAATGCTTCATACTACTTCATAGGTGCCGAGGTTCCTGAGACAGACCATGGACTCCTCTTCATATTACCCGTGAAGCCTCACATCGAATACCTAAAATATGCAAGAACTCGTATAAAGAACCTTGCAGTCATGACAGTTTGTGAAACTGAAACAGTTCACGAAGATTATGGACTGATCATGAAAGAGTCAAAGAGAGTTGCCGTACCAAGTGAATTCTGTAAGCGGGTTCTTTCGAGACAATTTCCTGATAATGATTTTTATATCATCCACGCTCATATTCCACCTCCATCAAAGCCATATACATTCTATCACATTGGTAATATCATAGATGATAGAAAGAATTTCCGTGGAATACTAGAAGCTTTTGTGCGCCTCAATAAACCAAATACAAATCTTGTCGTAAAAGCGACGTGTAACTCAAATGTTGAAATTAAACTCCCAAATGTTGAGGTCATCAATGGCCTCATCTCCGACGAAGAAATGGACAAACTCCATGATCGCTGTGACTGCTACGTGAGTTTCTCAAAATCTGAAGGTGTCGGTATGGGTCCCGTTGAGGCGGCACTCCGTGACAAACCAGTCATCATCACAAACTACGGTGGGTCACCCGAATATGTAAAGACGCCATATACGATTGACTGTGAACTTCAAGAGCTGGAGAGGGACGACTTCCTCTTCAAAAAGGGGATGACTTGGGGTAAACCAAATCCGAGCCAACTCTTGGAGTTCATGGAAGATGCGTACAATAAAAAACTTCGCTATATGAACCACGAGCACACGAAAAAATTAGTTGGGAAGGAGAATATTTTACAAGAGTTCCTCTTGAATGTAATTGGTACCGAGAACGACAAGGCCGATAAGAATGGTACCATTCATTAGAGAGTCTTGTTGTGCAATCATAGTCATAACAAGATCATCAATTGGTTTGATACCAGTTGGCTTCTTCAAAATACGGGGGACAATAATGTTTATGGCGAGGTAAAGCGCCATCGCTATTATTACAGGTCTAAGAGTCTCCTGATCTAACATGTTGTTTATAGTACTATTGGATTTTAATTCCTTCTAATTTGGAAAGAAGGTCGCTGACATCCACCTTGTCTCCAATACTCGTTGAAGCCACTTTGTGCTTTCGACAGTAGTCGCCACACACCGCCTTGAAACGACAAGGCTTACCAGACATTGTGGTCGCACAACAAATCTTGTGGGATGTGCGCTGCTCGGGTGTATTTTCTTTTGGTGGTGCATCAAGAACTACAATTGCTTTGTTCTTTTTTATATTTGTGTGTTTGATGTAAGACATTTTACATTTCCAGGTAGCATCTGCAAGGCGATAGCATTTTTCATTTGGTTCTCTGAGGCGATACATCTTTGTCGCGTCAGAGAGGCATGTAGACCACATAGCATCACGGATGACTTCCATTTTTTTTGACTTTGAAAATGTGGATAACCTTTGACAACTTAGGTATTAAAAAAGCATGGTTCCACCTACCATAATAATTATAAAGGATACTACAAAACACATTACCTTTTGGTGATGAATTCCATCATCCCGCTCTTCAATATGTATTTCTATGATAGTTTCCGGAACTTGACGATTTTCATTTACACCCAAAACTATGTGATTCCTTGGGTCTTGGACGATGACATAGTCATCCATACACTTTTACGGGGTTTTAATTTTAAGCAGCCTCGCCACCAATTTGTGCCAGGTAAATATCAACTTCACCAACAAACTCGGGGCATTTAGCTGAAGTTTTCTTGGTCACCATATCTTGAACATTTGTGACATGCTCTTTGAATTTCTTAACGTCAATTCCGGTAGCGTTGTGGATTTGTGAATCGGTGGCAAACTCTTTGAGTGCATAGAAATACGCCGCCGCATAGTTAGCATGAAGCACAGCAATGACCGGTGAAGCATCCTGTTGTGCTGCCACTGCGTAACGGGCTGACTGCCTCACAAGTTTTTCTATAGCCTTATTCATGCCACGAGTCTTATTTTTCATCATGAGATAAAGTACAAAAATTGTAGCTATCAAATAAAGATAAGCCATCTTCTATCTATAAGTATGAAAATAAAATGGAAGTATGTCTGTGCCGTATGCCTCGCACCACTCGATCCATACTACACAAGGTGTAAGAGGTATGAATTGAGGCTCTTTGACAAATATCTTCAAGATACAAATCTACCATTTGAAAATAACAACACCCACAATTGGAAGAATACTCGTGTGTGTACATGTTGCTACGAAAGAGGGAGTATCAAATTCAATCCACGAATTGACGCTCTTCGACAAATTGGCGCCATTAAGAGTATCGTACCTAAAACGAACTCTATTAGTAGAGATGAGATGAAAATATGGGTCAAGAATTTTTACAAGATTCTCAAAGAGAATAAACCTAAGTAAAGAGATGACTCTATAAAAATTAAAGAAAGATGGGAGAGAGTGTTCAAAAGCTCACACACATCGAACATGTCCTTAAAAGACCGGATTCTTATGTTGGTCCGGTGGACCTCAGTTCTGAACAGTACTGGATTCATCACAAGACTGATAACCGATTCAAGAAGAAGAGCATCAATTATTCACCGGCTTTACTTAAGATTTTTGATGAAATCCTTGTCAATGCGATTGACCGCAACTCATTACATCCGAAACACGTTACGAGCATCTCGGCGAGGATAGACAAGGAGACTGGCTCTGTGACCATTGAGAACAATGGACCGCTCGGCGGTATCAGTGTCAAGATGCACGAGAAAGAAGGTGTGTGGAATCCAGAACTCACATTTGGTCATCTTCTCACGAGTACCAATTACGATGACAATAAGAAGCGAATCGTTGGTGGTCGAAATGGATACGGTGCCAAGTTGACAAACATTTACTCATCTGCGTTTTTTGTGGTTATCAAGGACAGTGAGACAAAACAAACGTACTGTCAAAAATGGGAAAACAATATGACTGTGTGTCATCCTCCAAAAATTACAAAACATTCTGGTTCAACTTCTTCAGTTTCAATTACTTTTGTTCCAGATTGGAAAAGATTTGGTATGAAATCTATGGACAACAACATTTACAAGATTTTTGAAAAGCGGGTATGGGACGCAAACATTTGTACAACCCCCAACTGTAAGGTTAAGTTTCAAGACGAAGCACTTCCAAAGACTTCCTTTGAAGCATATGCCAAGATGCACGAAGGTGTGACGGATGTGTGTTCGGTGACCACGGATCGATGGTCGGTGTGTATTGGTCCTTCGGAGAATGGTCTTGAGCAAGTGTCTTTTGTGAATGGTATCTGTACGACCAAGGGTGGAACACATGTAGATCACGTGGCGTCGTACCTCGCTTCAGGTATCATCGATGAGATGGCAAAGAAGATTAAGTTGAAGCCACAACAAGTCAAGAACACTTTCAATATCTTTGTGAAGGCAACTCTTGAGAATCCAACTTTCTCGAGTCAAGTCAAATCCGAATGTACTTCAAAGGCTCAAGACTTTGGCAGTAAGTTTGAACCACCAAAGAACTTTGTGAAGAATGCTCTCAAGACTGGTATCAGTGATGAACTCACGGCTTTGTCCAAGTTCAAGGAGATGAAGGAACTCAAGAAGACGGATGGTGCTCGCAAGTCCAAAATTACCGGTATCCCCAAGTTGGACGACGCAAACAAGGCTGGTACAGCGCAATCTGGAAAGTGTACACTCATCGTGACGGAGGGTGATTCGGCAAAGACTCTCGCTGTTGCGGGTCTCTCTGTCGTTGGTCGTGATCACTATGGTGTCTTCCCACTCCGCGGTAAATGTAAAAATGTTCGAGACGCTTCAGTGGCACAATTGACATCAAACCAGGAGTTCAATGATCTCAAGAAGATTTTGGGACTTCAACAAGGCAAGGACTACCAAGATGTTTCTGAACTTCGATATGGTCGCCTCATGATCATGACTGATGCGGATAATGATGGTTCCCATATCAAGGGTCTCATTCTCAATATGATTCACTACTTTTGGCCGTCGCTCCTCAAGTTGGGATTTGTAGTCTCAATGGTGACACCAATTATCAAAGCTTCTAAGGGTGGTCAATCAAAATCATTCTATACAGATTCGGCTTTCCGTAGCTGGTATGGTACTGGACAAGCAGGTTGGAAAATCAAGTACTACAAGGGTTTGGGTACCTCAACCTCGGCCGAGGCTCGAGAGTATTTCAAGAAGATTCAAGATCTCACCGTCAAGTTTGACATGGATATTATGACAGACAAGTCCATCGTCCTTGCCTTTGACAAAAAGAAGGCTGATGACAGAAAGTCGTGGCTTTTGGAAAGTACTGCAAAGGATCCAAAAGAGTTGGAAGTTCCCTATGGTTCAGTCAAGAACTTGAGTATTACCCACTTTGTCCGTAAAGACCTGGTCAATTTCAGTCTGGCAGACTTGAAGCGTTCCATTGCTCACATGGCAGATGGTCTCAAGCCTTCACAGAGGAAGGTCATGTACGCATGCTTCCACAAGAATCTCAAAGATGAAATGAAGGTGGCGCAATTAGCGGCGTATGTTGCGGACAAGTCGGCGTACCATCACGGCGAAGTGTCTCTCGCGGATACTATCGTCAAATTGGCAAATGACTACACGGGTTCAAACAATATCAACCTCCTCGAACCATGTGGACAGTTTGGTACTCGTCTTATGGGTGGCAAAGATGCGTCTCAAACGAGGTACATTTTCACAAAGTTGACCAAGGAGGCTCGTAAGATCTTTGATCCTCGGGATGATCCAGTGCTCAACTATCTCGACGATGACGGGCGCTCCATTGAACCAGACTTTTACATGCCAACTTTGCCAATGGTGCTTGTGAATGGCACGGAAGGTATTGGTACGGGTTTCAGTTGTTATGTTCCACCATTCAATCCCAAGGACATCAAGGAGAATATCGGAAGAGCTTTGAGCGGCCTCGACTTCAAAGAGATGACTCCATGGTTTAGGGGTTTCAAGGGTAAAGTTTTCAAGGAAGACGGTACTTGGATTACAGAGGGTGTGTGGCGAGACACTGGATCAAGACTCAAAGTCACCGAGTTGCCACCAGGTCGTTGGACTCAAGACTACAAAGAGTATCTTGACGGTCTCGCGGAAAAGAAAGTTATCTCGGGATTCACAAACAATTCAACGACCGAAGATGTTGACTTTGAAATCATGGGCTACAATGGGAAGGATCTTGTGAAGGACCTCAAGATGAGAAAGTCATTCCATACATCCAACATGCACCTCTTCCACCCAGTGAAGGGTATCTACAAGTACTCAAGTCCCGAAGAGATTCTCAAAGACTTCGTGGATCTTCGTCTTGAACATTACAATAAGAGGAAAGAACACCTCATCAAAGTGCTTGAAGTGAGATCCAAGATGTGTGGATACAAATCAAAGTTTGTCACAATGGTCATTGAGGGGCAAATCATAGTCTTCAAGAGAAAGAAGGACGACCTTGAGCGACAATTGGCTGGTATCTTCCCCAAAATCAATGGAAACTTTGACTATCTCCTCAATATCAAGACTGTCCAGTACACTGAAGAATGTGTACAAGAACTCCTCAAAGAATCAAAACAAGCGAAGGAAGAACTTGAAATTATGAAGGGTACTTCACACATTGACATGTGGAAAATGGATATTAAAAATATGTAAGCAATAGTAGGTATGGGTGAAGCTGCGAAAATTTCGCTCAAGGCTATTGGGAAGCAAGACACGTATTTGCTTTCCAAAGATCCAGACGAGTCCTTCTTTAATTATACCACCGATCGGAGACATTCCGACTTTAGAAAGTATCACAGGAGTAAAAATGTTGTTAAGCCTGGGAACGCAAAACCTTCATGGCCATTTGGAGAGACAATCAAAGTACAATTCAACCCCACAAACATGGGAGATCTTTTGAGTAACATGTATTTGAGTCTAACACTTCCTGGTATATCTGATGGTAACTATGCGGATCAGGTAGGAAGACATATTCTTAAAAGTGTGACAATGTTTGTGGATGACATCGAAGTCGAGAAAATACATGACGATTGGGGAATTATCTATGACGACCTTTATTTAGAAATATCAGCAAAAGTAGCAAATAGATTTCTTGTAAATAGAAACCTTGGTTATGACGACTCACCAACAAGTACAAGTGTCGCGCAATATGATGCGGACCTGGTGATACCTATTCACTTCTTTTTTTCACGTAAATTTGCAAGTGATGAATATGGAACCAATAAACCGAACCGACCATACTTTCCGGTGTGTTCAATATTTCGTCAGAAAATTGAGTTTGAATTTGAGTTCCACAGACAAACATTCTTCACAAATACAACCGAGACGGTGACACTCCCATCTTTCAATGTTGTGACGGAAGAAATAACCATAAGTCCAGACGAGAGGAGATTTCTGGTGAGTGAGAGACAAGTCTTTATAACCGATCTCGTGAGAAAACACTCGGTGGCGGTGAGTGAACTTAATGAGGATACCATAAAAAACAACCTTGTCCCAAACATCCCAGTGAAATGTATTCACTGGTTTGTGAGAAATACGATTTTTGAAAACGAGGATGATGCAGAAGGTAGTGGTTCGGGTGGTGAGTACCTATATGAAAACAGGTTCAATTTTTCAGCGACATTGGATTTCCAGGGTGAAAATACAACTCTCTACCCAATAATGAAAGATGCGTCATTTTATATAAACGGGAACAGGTTACCCGAATTAACAAAAACGGGTCATGATTATTACAAATTTCTAATTCCATATCAAAAAAGGTTGTCTAGGCCAATACGAAATATTTACACATATAGTTTCTCGTTGAATCCGGTAAATGTGGAGCCATCGGGAAACCTGGACTTTAGTCAAATTCAATCAGATAAGACTAACATAGAGGTAAAACTAGACACAGATTCAGGTATAGACATCTCCACAGAAACATTTTCCCTGAATATGTACTACACTGGATATCAAACTTTTGTGTTTCATAAAGGCTTTATGTCGATTGCTTATTAAAAAGACTCTCCTTGTTTTCCGATATGTAGTCAATAATATTATTCTTGATACACCATTTGATGAAATTCAATTGCGCCAACGTCGTTTGGATTTCATGGGATGTACCCGGTACTGTGTAGGCAAACTTTTGAGATCTACAGAATGGATCAAACAGTTGCTTACTATATCCATTAAGACTTGACTTGTAAGCGCAATGGACTGTGAATAATTTTCCGTCACCGGTTTGGTAAGAAGTATGATTCTTCTTTGCATAGTTTGTGATAAACCATTCCAAATTGCGGAGAGAAATACCACTTGATTTGTCTAATATAGTGAGGAGTGTAGATCTATTCTTCTCGTTGTCGTAAAAGTTGTTGATGGATGTTAGTAGAATATCGTTTTTGCTCATTACTCTATTAGACTCCCAAATCTATAAGCTCCTTCGATGATGCACATCCTGGACACCCCCTCACAAACATCTGTTCTGGACCATGGTTATGTAAGTTTGAACTTGATAATGTGCGATGACATATCCGTTCACCCTGTGCTTTGTGATGACGACAGTACCCATTGTATACCGCCTTGAAAGTGCATCTATGACCATCCGACTTTGTTCCCTTGCACGTGGTACTCACAAATGAAACTGGGATATCTTTGAGTAAAAGTTCGAGAGGTATCGCGTGCTTTTTTGAAATTGTTAGGGCATATTCGTTGAGAATTGCGTTCACTCGCTCTTCCAATTCCTCATCAACTAGCTGTGTAATCTTCTCGTGAAGACTCATCCTTACACTGTTTTAGCTCGTAGTTTTTAAATATGTCTTCAACTGAACCTTGTCTCGCCTCCTTAAGACGGGCTCTGAGAACCGCAAGAGTTCCAGTCTCTTCAAGGCCACGACGCTGACATTCCGCAATGAGATCATCCTTCTTCATTGTGCTGAGGGCTGGTTCTCTCTTCGGTTTCGGTGGCTTGTGTTGATTAATAATTTCACCAAAGATTTCCTCCTTGACATTCTCATATAATGGGTCCAAAAGATCACACACAGGATTTAGGAATTTGTTAAGGAAATAATAGTGATAATCAACAGGTACACCATGCTCTTCTACATATTTTGGATCTTCGGCCTTTTCGTACGCTTTGGCTTTGGCATTCTCGGTCTTTGTGAGAAGGTATGGTACCCGATCGCCCGATTGTGGTTCAGAACCAGGCTTTCTTTGGCGCATCTTTGTGACAACCTGAACATGAGACTGATTAATATTGACACTTTCAGCACTCGTTACAGACACATTCTTACCAGCAACCTTGTAAGTATCCGACAGAGACTGACTCAATACAAGTTTGTCATTGGGAACATCTCCCGAAAGCAGCTCAATCGCCCGCTCTTTGGCCAATTCCTTCGGTGGACCGGGGTCACTTGATGTGAGAACAACATCTAAGAGTTCCTTACAGACCTCCCGTACATGGGGAGTATTGTCTCGTCTCACCAATTGAAGACCTTTCACATCAATGTAATCCATATGCATCTTGTCATCCTTGCCTTTTGTCCACAACTTTGCGGCGTACCTCTTTTTGGAGTACAAGAAATACGGCCAGTAGACCTTCTCCAATTCAAGATTATTTGGCTTCTTGAAGAGAGCCGAGCATTCTTCAGCGGCTCGCTCACCCACTTCCCAACTGTAGGCAATGGCCTCTTCACCCTTGCGATCTCCCACATCAAACTCAACCATCACACTATCCGTATCGCCATACCTTACCTTTGCACCGGGGAAGTTCTTCTCAACATAATTCTTTGTTTCTTCAATCATTGCACGCCCCTTACATGTTGTTGTAGATGCAATAGGGACACAAGGAAGGATACCTTTCCCTGCTCCAGTGAACCCATATACGGAGTTCATTGAAATTTTATAAGCCAACTGCTTACCATTGTAGACCTCCTTCATAAAACCTGTAGCCGCCGCCATGTCCCGCTTGGCTTGCTTACGAAACTGTTTCAATTCAAGAAGAATCGCAGGTAAAAGACTTGGTACATCTTGGGCAAACTTATAAGTTCGGTCACCAACCTTGAAAGTTTCATAGGTGATTCCCGGAACCGCGCCATACTTCTTCTCGTCCATGACATATGACGAATAGCATAGATTGTGTGCCATCATAATTGATGGATACAGTGCTTCAAAATCAAGAGCAGTAATTGGAGTATAGTATGCACCCTTTTGTGCTTCAAGAACCGTAGCTCCCTCGTAGGGTTCTTCGGGGATTGCTCCATACCGAATTGTCGGAACCATGAAACCCAATTCCCTCGCCTTCTTTGTCAGTTGAGAAAATACCTTGATTTGTTGCCCACGCTCTACAAGAAAGTTTGCCGGAACCCAAGTTGCCTTGGCCATCTCCACCATGTTTAGGAGAGTACACAGCTTCTTCATCAGGCGATGTGGAAGAAGTGTATCCTTGATACAATACTCAGCAACTTCCCTCAATTTTACGGGATCTCCCTCCTTGTAACGAGCAAACATCTCCTTTGGCGCCATATCAATTTTTTGATCTCCCAGGTACAATTTAGATACACTATCCAATTTATAGCTATCCAATTTGTATCCCTTCTTGACTTCGTGGAACATATCAAAGATGAAGCGACCAGACATTGGGAGTAACTTCAGGAGGTTGTCTCCAAGGGCACTTGATGAGAGCTTCTTAATGACAAGTTCCGACTCCGTATCCCTCAACTTACCCAAGTTGAAGAATTCATAGTGACACCGATTGACTTGTGCACGCTTGTATATGTATTCCATATCAAATCCAAAAATGTTCCACCCGGTAATGATATCTACATCACTTTTGTGAAGATACTTTTGAAATGCCTCCAACATTTCTCTTTCGGTGTCGTAGCTCAGAATAGTGGAACCTTCCAGATTGGGATCCGTCTTCTTATAGCAAAGACATGTCTTATCGTATGGTTCGTCGGAGCCAAACTTACATAGGGAGATTGCGATTTGAAAGCAGGCGTCCCCGGGAACATCTGCATCAGGAAACTTACCCGTAGAACTATTACATTCAATATCCACAGATGCCACGACAAATGGAGCGATGTCATCCCTCACCACAGGCTTGAGGGTTGTCCAGTCATTACAGAAAAGATCCAAATCAACGCGGGCGAGATGCGAACGAATACACTTGTCCCCCGTGTCTAACCATCCAGTAGATTGGATTCCTGTGCGGTGCATCAGGCGCAGTACTGGATCCAGGTTTGATTCATAAACTTTTACATTCCTGACCCCCAAAATACCAAAAAGTTCGGGTGTGCGATCGAGAGGTTTTCTCAAGAATGAATCCACAAGTCGTCGTGCTTGAAGATGTTTGAAGTTCACTTTCATGAATGCAAACTCTTCATTATTTTGAAATCCCCAAACATCTTTGGACTTCATGACGGAATAAGCCACCAGGGAATCTTTACATTGTTGATCGAGGATGTCATAAATTCTCTGAATTTTCTGATTCGTAATATTCCCTGGAAGTTTAATAAAAAAATACGGTGTAAATGCTGTTGTGAGACAGACGGACTTTCCTTCCTCGGTCTTACCAAAGATACTGATCAAGTGCTCCTCATCTGTATCTCTGGATTCCCATGTGAGTGCTTGGAAAACTACCATCCTTCTAGTTGTGTAATCATCGGCCGAAAATTTTAATATACTTTATTAGTAAAAATGTCAGCCGCTTTGATTGACCTTGTATCTAAAGGTGCCCAGGATGTGTTCATTACTGGTCAACCACAGGTCAGCTTTTTCCGTCAAAATTACAAGCGACACACAAACTTTGCGATGCGTCCAGAACGCGTTGACTACATTGGTACTTTCGGAGCTTCCAATGAAGTTGTTGTTCCACTTCGTTCCAAGGGTGATCTCTTGAGCTACATCTGGATTGAAGCCGGGGGTATTGCCACACCTGGTGGTAACAACGCCATGTTTGATACATCTGCGTCTCAGCCAACCACTTTCCAATTGTGGATTGGTGGTCAAAAGGTGTGCGAACTTGACTCCCTCTTTGTTCAGGGTGTTCACAAAGTTCTTTATAATACCAACGCAGCAAAGGCGTCTATGGCTTATACAGTAGAGACTATACAAGCCAATTCAAAGGGTGATCACTATGTCATTCCATTCTTCTTTGGCGAAGATTGGACTAAGTGCCTCCCATTGGTAGCTCTTCAGTACCACGAAGTTGAACTTAGAATCAAATTACAAGACCAATACAGTGTGGCGGGTACGCCAAAGATTTATGCCAACTACATCTACTTGGACACTGATGAACGCAAGTTCTTCACCGACAACGAACACGAATTGTTGATTACTCAAACTCAATATCAACCAGGTACTCAAGCCGACACCGAATTTGATCTTACCTATTTTAACCATCCAGTGAAGGCAATTCACTTGGTTCCGGGTGATAGAGATGATTCTCCTTGGGATGAGCACTATACTTTTGAAAGTGCATCTCTTTATATCAACGGCACCGCTCTCTTTGAAAATATGTCCAATGTCTATCACCATGAGGTTGTACCAGAAATGCATTGTACAGCGATAGGTAGCGGTACACTCGATGAAGATACCGTTTACACATGGCCATTCTGTCTTGAATTGGCCAAGTCTCAGCCAAGTGGTTCCCTTAACTTCTCCCGTATTGACAACGCCAAATTGTTGCTTAACAATGTAACTTCCGCGGATAGTACAAAACCTGCACGAGTTTACGCGGTCAACTACAATATTTTACGAGTAAAGAACGGTATGGCTGGTGTTGCTTTCGGTAACTAAGTTTATTCATAAATTACTAAACAAAACTTACATATGATTAGTTTAAATATCAATGATATGTACGTATAATAAAACTCGTCATTATATATTTTTCACCTTTTTCTAATTTTTTACCACGATGTATGTAATTCCATGTTGCAGGAAAAAAAATAAGTTTACCAGCTCTAGGTTGTATAGACTTGCCGCATCTGAAATCGGTAGTTCCACCAATACCCTCTTCAACATCATTCAAATATATTATGTAAGTTATTAGTCTCTCTTTCTCTTCATCGGAATGCCACCTATAATAACCATTTTTTACCGTTTTCTGTATTTGGGGCATAGCAACCCCAAACCTCCCGATTGTATATTCCGGACTTTCTTTTGTCACAAGACCATTTTCAAACATGTATTTAAAATAATTATTTATTTCTTTATAAACTAATTTCGCTATTTTAGTATTAACATCACCCCACTTACTATTAAAGTTTTCTAAACCTATTGGCAAGTCTGTACTAACTTTAACAGCCGAACTAACACCACCTACCGTTGAGCCGCATATTTTGCGATCATCGTCTTCAAATCTTTTAATGATATCTTCACACGTCCTCTTATCTAAAAAATTTTCTACTTCATAAATGAAATTCATCTCTTATAGAAACACCGGAAACCTTTATATAAGAATATCAACAGTTTGTGGTCATTCAAACAAATTGCCAATTGAGTGGAAAGTAACGTAATTAAAGATCTATTTTCTTTTATTTATAATGGATATAGTAGATTTATTCCCTACACCAGTTGGTATTAGTAAATTAAAAAGAGAGCTCAACGACGAAGAAATAAAAATTATAGAAGTTCTAAAAAAAGATACACATATAAACTGGAGTAGAGGTAATTTAGTTACACATAATAAAAGGGTGCTTGATATTCCAGAACTTAGTGATTTGAAAAATATTATAACCCACACAATAAATCAATACTTTACTAATGTGTTCAAACCGGCTACACACATGGAATTGTATATTACACAGTCATGGATTAATGTGACTCGTAATGGATTTGGTCATCCATTACATTCACACGGAAATAGTTTATTATCATGCGTTTTTTACATAGATGTAGATGAAAGGGATGTGATTCAATTTTCTAATCATAATAATATTTTGGGAAGCATATCACTCCTCAGTGGAACTCCGCAGCTTAAGGTGTTTAAAAATTGTATGGTTATCTTTCCATCTACACTTAAACACGCGGTCCCACAAAGACCTGATAATTCAAATGGTGTGCGGGTAAGTTTGTCATTAAATACATGGTTTAGAGGAAAAGTCGGGAACGCGAATACAATGACAGAATTGGAGTGCTTATAATGCACTGCGTTTACGTTATCAACTACAGGATTCTTCGCGACGATTAAAACAAACGATGCTATTTAAAAATATCGGTGATATGTAAGTTAGGATGGATCTTGTCCCAATTAAACTTATCAAGAACCGCAATGTTCGTAACACCCTTTTAAGAGCCAAAGGTGAGAATGCCGAAATTGACACATCTGACTACATTGAGCGTAAAATGAATACAAACCTCGCGGCGAGATATCTCATGGCTATTGAAGATGCCTCGGAAATGGCTAAGCAACTCATCCAGAGACCTGGCGTTTTTGAACAAATCGCGAAGGACATCAAGAAAGAAGCTGACTACGATTTCAAGTTTCGGTGTCGCCGAACATCCAATATGACTAAACCTGCAAAAAATCGTAAGGGTACCGAGTATCTTCATATCTCACACACCTATGAGAGTGGTGATGGTCACTACGCACTCGCAAAAGTGAATCACAACAAGAACGAAATCACGTTGTTCAATTCAATGGGTGCGGGTCAGTCAGAGTTCAGGAATGAACTTCGTACAGTCTATGGAAATACCTACACATTAAGAAACAAAAACTCTTCCTTCCAACCGACGGGTGGATTTGTGACCACGAACACAAAAAATTACAAACAACTTCTTAACAACGTAAGTGTTAACATTCGGAACAAGAAAGTTCTTGAAAGGTCTTTTGAGATTTCACAATATGACGAGTTATCGCAACATCACTTTTGCTACATTGAAGCATTCATAGCCATGATGCACGATACATTGGGAACACCCATCGGTCCAAAGGATCCAAGAGATCGCCTTGAATTTGTGAAGAAGGTTGTGTGGGGACTTATACATAAATATACTCCACCATCAAATAGAACTTCATTCAAATGGAAATACTTTGTGACGAACTTTCCATACTTTCTTAGAATTACGAATACAAATGGTCGAAGATTTAGATTGAATCATGTCGCACAAGTTCCTAAAGATGTTGAAAAGGTTAAAAGAACTGTGATGAAAGTTAAAGTCCCAAGTGGTATCAATAGTTCGTGGTCACTCACACAAATCATGAATTGGGCGGGAAGTAAAATCTGAGTACATATCAGAGATGCTCCCAGTGATAATCGCCATCGGCGCTGCAGCGCTTGCATACACATTTACTGGTGAAAACCTCTTGGATGCAAAACAGGCCAAGCTTATGATTCGCTCAGGGAAGATAAAGAAGGTCATTGATG